TCAGATACGCTTTTTCCATTCGTAGATAAGCTCCAGGGCCCGTCTGGGTGTGATGTCGTCCGGCTGCAGGCGTTCCAGTTCCTCGATGAGAGGATGGGCGGCGCTGGCGAACAGATCGGCCTGTAGCGGACGATCCTTGGCTGGCGCGCTCACCGGCAGCGGCGTACCCACCTCACCGTTGAAACTGGCCGCTTCCAGGCGGGCGAGATGCTCGCGCGCGCGCAGGATGACGTCTTCCGGTACTCCGGCCAGCTGCGCCACGGCCAGGCCGTAGCTCTGGCTGGCCGGGCCGGGCAGCACATGGTGCAGGAAGACGATGCGGTCATTGTGCTCGGTGGCGTTGAGGTGGACGTTGGCCACGCTCGGCTGGCCGTCCGGCAGCACGGTCAGCTCGAAGTAGTGGGTGGCGAACAGCGTCCAGGCGCGCAGCCGCGCCAGTTGCTCGGCGGCGGCCCAGGCCAGCGACAGGCCATCGAAGGTGCTGGTGCCGCGACCGACCTCGTCCATCAGCACCAGGCTGTGTTCGCTGGCGTTGTGCAGGATGTTGGCGGTCTCGCTCATCTCCACCATGAAGGTGGAACGGCCGCCGGCCAGGTCGTCGCTGGAACCGATGCGGGTAAAGATGCGATCCACCAGCGACAGCTCGCAACTGGCCGCCGGGACGAAGCTGCCGACATGGGCCAGGAGCACGATCAGCGCGGTCTGGCGCATGTAGGTGGACTTGCCGCCCATGTTCGGACCGGTGATCACCAGCATGCGGGTGTCGTTGTCGAGGGCGACGTCATTGGCGACGAAGGGCGTTTCCAGCACCTGTTCCACCACCGGGTGGCGCCCCTGGCCGATCTTTAGGCAGGGCTCCTCGACGAAGCGCGGCTTGTTCAGGTCCAGGTTGAGGGCGCGCTCGGCGAAGTTGGCCAGGACGTCCAATTCGGCCAGGGCGGCGGCGCTGTCCTGCAGCGGCGCCAGGTGGCCGATGAGCTCGTCGAGCAGGGCTTCGTAGAGCGCCTTTTCCCGCGCCAGAGCGCGACTCTGGGCCGACAGCGCCTTGTCTTCGAAGGCCTTGAGCTCGGGGGTGATGAAGCGCTCGGCGCCCTTGAGGGTCTGGCGGCGGATGTAGTCGGCCGGGGCCGATTCGGCCTGGCGGCTGGGGATCTCGATGAAGTAGCCGTGGACGCGGTTGTAGCCGACCTTGAGGCCCTGTAGGCCGGTGCGGGCCTTTTCCCGGGCCTCCAGGTCCATGAGGAACTGGCCGGCGTTCTCGCTCAGGGTCTGCAACTCGTCCAGCTCGCTGTCGTAGCCGCGCTTGATGACGCCGCCATCGCGGATCACCGCGGGCGGATTGTCGATGATGGCGCGGGCCAGGGTAGCGGCCAGCTCCGGATAGGTCTGGATGCTCCGGGCCAGGTCGAGCAGGTGCGGGGCGATCATCTGCGTCAGCCCCTCCTGCAGCATTGGCAACGCGGCCAGGGCATCGCGCAGGCGGGCGAGATCCCGCGGACGGGCGTTGCGCAGGCCGATGCGGGCGAGGATGCGTTCCAGGTCGCCGATGTCCTTGAGCTGCGGTTGCAGCGACTCGAAGCGATAGCCTTCCAGCAGGCAGGTGATGGCGTCCTGGCGGGCTTCGATGATGGCGCGATTGCGCAACGGGCGATTCAGCCAGCGGGTCAGCAGGCGACTGCCCATGGCGGTCTGGCAGCGGTCCACCACCGATTGCAGGGTGTTGTCGCGACCGCCGGCCAGGTTGACGTCCAGTTCCAGGTTGCGGCGGCTGGCGCCGTCGAGGATGACGGTATCGTCCAGGCGCTCGTGGCGGAGGCTGCGCAGGTGCGGCAGGGCGGTGCGCTGGGTTTCCTTGGCATAGGCCAGCAGGCAGCCGGCGGCGCCGAGGGCCAGGCCCAGCTTGTCGCAACCGAAGCCCTTGAGGTCACCGGTGCCGAATTGCTGGCAGAGGCTCTTGAGCGCCGAATCGCAGTCGAAATCCCAGGGCGCCCGACGACGTACTCCGCGGCGCTTCTCGGCGGGCAGGCCGGCGGGCCAGTCGTCGGGGATCAGCAGCTCGGCGGGATTGAGACGGTCCAGCTCCGCCAGCAGGGTTTCCCAGCCGGCCAGTTCCTGCACGGTGAAGCGACCGCTGGCGATGTCCAGCACGGCCAGGCCGAACAGGCGTTCGTCGCCCAGCACGGCGGTCAGCAGGTTGTCGCGGCGCTCGTCGAGCAGCGCCTCGTCGCTGACGGTGCCGGGGGTGATGATGCGCACCACCTGGCGTTCCACCGGGCCCTTGCTGGTGGCCGGGTCGCCGATCTGCTCGCAGATCACCACTGACTCGCCGAGCTTGACCAGCTTGGCCAGGTAGCCTTCGGCGGAATGGAAGGGGATGCCGGCCATGGGGATGGACTTGCCGGCCGAGGCGCCACGGGCGGTCAGGGTGATGTCGAGCAACTTGGCGGCACGCCGGGCGTCGTCATAGAACAGCTCGTAGAAATCGCCCATGCGATAGAACAGCAGCTGTTCGGGATGCTGATGCTTGATCTTGAGGTACTGCTGCATCATCGGGGTGTGTGCGGAAAGATCGGTCATTGCTGGCTTTCTGGAAGGGGCGTCTATTTGACAATGCCCCATTGTCTAATACTTAGGCGCCCTTTGTCGGCATCCGAGGCGGTTCTGCGACGTCGATTTCCCGGTTGCGGATATACCGCGCGGTCATCTTGGCATCGGTGTGGCCACCCAGCTTCTGGGCGTCGTTGCCCTGGCGCTTGGTGTCGGTCAGCGCCTTGGCGCGGAGGTCGTGAAGGGTGGCATCGGCCACGCCGGCACGGTCGCAGGCGATCTGGTACATCTGCTTCACGGTCTGGTAGTTCACCGGCCGCCCGCCCCGGGCCGTGCAGAAGAGAGTCAGCCCGCGCACCGGTCGAGGCAGCGCCTTGGCTCGATCGATCACCGCCTGCAGGTCGGGCGTCATCCGCACCACCAGGCGCGCGCCGGTCTTCTGCTGCTTGAAGGAGATCCCCTCCGGCGAGATGTCGGCCAGGCGGATGGCCAGGACGTCGCTGATGCGCTGGCCGGTCAGGTAGCACATCTCGTAGATCACACGCATGTTCGGCCCGGCTGCGGCCAGGATGCGATGGAACTCGTCATCGGTGACGTAGCGCTCGCGCTTCTTCTCGGCGTGGCGCTTGATGCCCACGCACGGGTTCGAGTCCACCAGCTGCCACTCCAGGGCGTGCTGGAAGACCACGCGCAGGAACGAGAGGATCCGGTTGCACATGTTCGGCGTGTCGGCCATGTGCATCTTCAGCAGGGCGACGTGCTTCGGCAGCACCTGGCGCGGCTCGAACTCGGCGAAGGTCTCCTTCAGCTTCGCCGCAGCGATCAAGTACTGCTTGACCGTGTTCTGCGCCAGGCGCGGGGTCATGTGCTCCAGCACCTTGTCGATGAGCGCGGGCATCCCGCCCTGGCTCTTCGGGTCCATCGCCTTGGCGTAGGCGATCAGGGCCTCTTGGTAGTCCACGCCGAGCCGCGTCCATACGTTTTTGCGCACCAGGTAGTAGGCCCCGTGCTTCTGGTACATGCACGCCGGCAGGTGCCGGTCCTTCATGCGTCGGCGCATTCGCCTATCCCCTCATCCAAGCCGCAGCTGCGGCTCCTTCCGTTTCGATGAGCCAGAGCCCAGGCGCGCCAGGACAACCTCGCGCAGCACTCTGGGCCGGCCATCGCCGCCTATCACATAGCCGAATTTCTCACCGACCAGCCAGCGCACCTGATCCTTGGCGCGCTTGTAGCCAGTTAGATCGGCCACCTCTTCTTCAGTCAGGAACATGGCTGTCTCCTTGCGGCTCATCAGGTGAGCCGATTGCGTGTTCGATTCGGCTCATGCGTGTTCCTTTGGCGTCACGCGCCACTCGATGACATCAGCGCCGAACCAATCGGCCACCACGCGGACGTCGCGGAACAGCCAGAGGTAGGCTGGTTCCAACGGGTCGCGTCCTAGGTCGACCAAGACGCTGCCATCACTGAGCCGGACATCGATCCGCTCGACACCTGGCCCGGGAAAGTCTTCAGGATCGGCGTCATGCCAGTGGCCGGCGATCTGCTGGACCTTCGCTACCACGTCATCTATCTCGAAGCCGCCACGAGAGCTCATGCGCAGGTGGTAGGCAATGCTCCTGATGCCGGTTTCCCAGCGGTCCTTCCTAACCACCTTTCCGTCATCGCGGATCTCGTAGTCTTTGGGGTCGGCATCCCGAAACTCGGGCAGGCGGAAATCGCGCTCTGTCACTTCACGGCTCATGGCTGCTCCTTGGTCATCGCCTGGCGCTGGGCCCGCTGCTCGTCGAGCTGGGTCACTCGATCAATGGCAGCACGCAGATCGACGCCGCGGTGTACGCAGGCGTTGACGCCCGGCACGCCGGTCATGATGTAGCCGCGGTCGAGACGGGCCTTGTCCTGGCGCAGCTCCGCGCTCTCCGCCTTGAGCTGGTCGCGCTCCTGCTCGGCTTTCTCCAACAGGTCAGTGAAGCGCTCGTTCTCATCCATCATCTGATCACGAGCCAGATCCATCGCCGCTATCGCCTCGCGGGCGGTACGCTCCTGACCGGCAATGCCGGCCTGGCGGCCTCGGTTGTAGGCGGTGGTCGCGTGCGACTGCACGAGCTTCAGCGACTTCTCCAGCTGCACGATTTTCGCCTGTAGCTGCTCGATCTCCGCGCGCAGCTGCTGTACGAGGATGGTCATGGCCGGATCTCCAGATTGCCGCGCAGCAGCCGGCGCGCCAGGCGTTCGCAGATGGTCAGCTGACGAGCGTTGCCGCGCGCATTGACCACCTCGACGCGCGCTCCCTCCCGCTTGATCCGGACCGAGTGGCTGTCCAGGGCGTGAGCCGCCTCCTTCAGGGCATGCTTCAGCTCGCTCTCCAGCGGCGACTCGTCGTAGCTGAGCTGGGCCGCCAGCGACTGGCAGGTGGTAGCGACGCGGGCTTCGTAGCTTTCGTTTTCCGTAGACATGACAGTCCTCATCCCGCGCCAGCGCGCAGGTTCAATGGGGTAGGGGTAGGAAGGGGATCAGGCGGACTTGCGAGGCCGGGAGCCGGGCAACCAGTCGTCCAGGCCGGTATCAGTGCTCTTGCAAATTCGATCCCTGACTGGCTTGCGGAGCTTGGCGCCGCGCCATCCGCGGTGGTAACGGGTGCTCAGGACGTTTCGCGGAATTCCGGTCTCGCGGGATATCTGGGCCAGCAGCTCCAGCTCCTCCGCGCTCAGCCGTTGACGTGCTGGCGCGTACAGGTCTTTGCCGGCCAGCTTCCGATACCGCATAGCGCCTACCGTCAAACCAGTGGCCTTGCAGGCTTCGATTATTTCCGCATCCGTCTTGCGCAGCGGTTTGATGAGGTCTTCACCCTCCAGGCACTGGGCGTAATAGCGGTCATGGATGGCGCGATAGGGGATGTCGTAGCGTTCTGCGATCTCGCGCAGGGTCAGAAGCTCGCCGCGGATTTCAAGCCGGCGGCGGGGTGGGGCTCCTCCAGGCATAGTTCACCTCAGCTGGCGTGCTTGTGAGCGTTCATCTGCTGGCGGATCTTCGAGCAGCGGTCATGCCGCGCCGGCCCCTGGCCCCGGTTACGAGGCTTGCAGCAGATGTCGCAGATGGATGTGGAGTGCTGGAAGGAGAAGCGGGACATGGAGCCTTTCATGGCAGGCACCTAGCAGTCATGGTCGTATTCCAGCCAGCAGTTGTGGCAGAGCGGCCGGCGCTGGTGCTGAATGGCGTTGTAGGCGTCTTTCTTGATCCACCGGCTCTTTGTGACGAACACCCCACAGTCACGGCAGCGCGTGTGGTGCTCTTCCGCCTTCCGGTGGGAGAACTTTGCCTCGTACTCAGCCTCTTCCTTTCGCCACTGCTCCCAACGCTGTTCGGTGGTCAACCCATCAGGGTAGAACTCGTCGATGTCAGGCATCGCCAATACCCCCGTCGACCTGGGCGCGGATGGCGGCGTCGCTGACATTGACCGAGAACAACCGGTCGAAAGCCTGCATCCGTTCAGACGACAGGTAGTAGTGGTGTGCCCCATCGATCAGAACGGGCTGGCAGGTCATTTCAATGTAGGCGGCCTCAGCATCCTTCCGCACCGCCTCATCCCCATGCGCGGCGGCAGGCGGGGCGGCGTAGAGCTTGATCCCCGGACCGTAGAGACCTTCTGCTGCATCGGTCCAGCGCACCCAGAACGCACCCTTTCCGCGGTTGGCAATAGCCACCGGCTCATCAGGGGCGGGCTGGGCCGCTTGCCACACCTTCCAAAGCTCTTGAGGCTTGGCGTAGGTGTAGCCACCGCAGGGCTCTTTCTTGAGCATGGCGCGGCCACCATTGCTGCCTTCCCAGAACTCCGCCAGATACCACTCTTCGAAACGCTCACGATTACTGGTCATGCTCAGCACCTCGCACGTCATTCATTTGGTAGTTCTCGTATCGAGCTAGCAGAGCGAAGGAAACCCGAGGGTCTTCTTGCTGAACAGCGAATACTCGTGCCTGCGCTTGCTTCTCTGCCAACCAGGCAGTATGGGCCTCTTCAGCCGTATCGAAATAACCGAGAGTCTTCCGGGCACCGCTGGTATTGCACTGGGCCCGAAACTTATTGGTCTTTCTATGGAAGTCGACACCTATTGGATAGGCGCCTCTTATTGATCCGCTTTCGATCAAGAACGTGTTCAGCTGGCAGCTAATGAATGTGCAGGTGTCTGGCGAATAAATCCTATTGCCAGGGATCAGGATGTCCTTGTCTAGCTGCTTACCTTGATAGTCCTGATCTTTCATCCAAGCCTTGAAGTTAGAGAAAGTCAGCCATTCGGGGCATACCGTGCAACCCTTATAGCTTGGACGTTTTTCTAGGTATCTGGCTGAATAGCAGCGTTCGAGCATGCCGGCCCATTTTCGATAGAAATCCGACTTTCCTTCTTCGCCAGCAAGATCATTAACCCCGACGCCGTAAACGAGCTTGCTCATGACTTGGTGCCCTCGGACTGGGTAAGCACACGAATCATTTCGTACAGCGCGTCGTGCATGAAATCTGCCGGATTGGTATCTGGCCATTTCTCTTGTTGGCTTATGAACTCGTCGGCGCCTACCTTGAGAGGCCAATCAGCCGGATCGGTCGGTAGTACGGCGGGCTGGGTGGCGAGGGCGGCGCGGGCCTGCCAGCCTTTCCAGTAGAGAGTCCAGTCTCTCGAACCAATCGGCGCGGCTGAGTAGTCGAAGGCACCTTCGACATACGCCTGCTCGGCTTTAGCGCGTTCATCCCCGGCCTGCGCGCCCCGGACTTCCTGCTGCTCGGCTTGGGCGAGCTTGCTGCGAATTTTCTCCACGGCATGCACGGGCACTGGAAGCTGCTCCCAGCCCATGCCAGTCCAGGCGCGGTGCTGGCCCAAGATGTACAGGACTTCTGCCAGCTGCGCCTTGCACCTAGCGGCCAGGGCGATGCTATCTAGATGCAGCTCGTCGTACTGGTCGCGCTCGGCTTTCATCTGCTCCAGGGCTTCGCGCTGGGCGGTGTTGTGGTCCTGCAAGGCTTCCGAGATCGAGTAGTAGCCTGCTAGCTCAATCTCTTGAATTGCGGCTTCGAACTGTTCGTCGTTCATGATCAATACTCTGTCGGCACGCCAGATGGCATGCGGGGAGGGGGATTCAGCGCTTGCCGTGCGCCCGGTACTGGGCCAGGGCTTGGTCGAGAGCTTCGCTGGGGCCGTGTTCTCGCTGATTGGCACGCAGGTCTTTCGGCGTCATCCACAGCCAGTCGATCTGCTCGCCATCCTCGATGATGGCCACCTTGGCGGCCTCGGCGCCGCGCATAAGTCGCCTGGTGTTGAACTCGATCAGCTCAAACGTCAGCGGCATGGCGTTGCTCCTCGGCTCGGTCCTGGGCGCGCTTCTTGGATCGGGACTCAGCAGCGATACCCCGCACCCGGGGCGCGCTGCTGTTGAACTCGGGCGCCCGGGTCAGCTCCCGCGGTGCCAGATAGGGCAGGGTGGCGATGCTGCCGCCTGCGGCCAGGTACTCGTCGACGCGGCCTTTCAGCCGGTCGCGCTCATCCTTGCGCTCGGCGATGTCGTGAGCAAAGAGAGGGATCATGCGAACAACTCCCCTTCGATGCGCAGCAGGTTTGCAGCGGTCTCGGCACCATCGCGACGCCCGAGCGCCCGGCAAGGGACCAGCAGCACCCGGTGGCCAGCGATAACCGCACGGCGGCTGAGCTTCAATTGGATGGCGGAAACCTGCGCGCGATCCAATACGGCAGGGTGAAGCAGAACCTGTGCGCTCATGGCGAAGGCCTCGATGGGAAGGGGAAGAAAAGGCCAGCCTACGTCGCTGGGGGTTTGCGACCGGGTGCAGGCTGGCGAAAAGAGGTGGCCGGTTACGGTTCCGGCGTCGATGCCATCGACCGTCTGTGTCAGGACCGCCCAAAGGGCCTGCTGGCTATCGGGGCTGGCGGCATACCAGCGCTCTCCGGGCCGACTATTCTGTCCGTCGTCCAGGGCCTTCCTCTTACGCGGGAAGTCAGGCGGTAGCGCTCAGCGCTACGCTGGTAGCCAGGCGGCTATTTGTAGATCGGCATGGCGAGATCCTCCGTTGTGCGCGGCAGTGAGAAGCGGCCGCTCGCTATTTCGTAGTGATGCAGTGCCAGCTCCTGTTGGCGCTTGCCAGCTGGCGCGACTCCGGTCTTCTGCATCGGAGGCGGCACTACCGCTCTGGCCTCGCACAGACGAAAAGCCAGGACGGTTCTCGGCGCAGAACACGGCGCGCCGGCCATGCAGTGCCGCCTCCGATGAAGTCCCCGTGACGTGGGGAATACGGCCTGGCCCTCGGCGAGATTGCTGGTGAACCGATGCCAGGCTGCCGGTGATGTGCGCTCCGCCGGCTGGCGCTCCTGGGTATCCGCCGGGGCGGCCCGCCAGGTCGGGGCTAGATCACCAGAAGCCGAACCAGACGCCCACACCGTGGACGATGGCGACCGGGAAGAAGATGGCGCCCCCGATCAGGAAGCCCCACTGCTCCTCGGTGAAGCAGCGGTAGAGGTGGGTCACCCAGGCGCCGAAGCTGGCGAGCATCAGCGCGATGGTGATGAGTGCGGCGGAAAGGTCTTTCATGGCTGTCTCCAGGGTCAGGCGTAGATTTCAGGTGCTTCGGCGCGGCGCATCATCCGGACCTGGGCGGTGCGGCGCTCCGGCGCGCGACGGTCGCGGCGCATCGGGTCTTCATCGAGGACGGCATGGGCAACCACCAAGGCGGCCAGCATCATGCAGAGCGGGCTGATGATCTGGCGCTTGATGGCCTCGGCCACCAGCTGTGGGGCGCGCTGGACGCCCAGCTTCAGCATTGCGTTGGCGACACGCTTCTTCACAGTCACATGTGCTATTGCCATGTCTCGGGCAATTTCCTTTTGTGTCTGGCCTCTTGCCAGGCCGAGGATGCATTCCAACTCTCGCGGAGCCAGGCCCATGCCCAGGCGTCCTTGCCATTGCCCTACTACGATCACGGTGTGGATCCTTACGCCGCTGCGGCGTGGTACTGGTGTTGGATGAGGAGGTCTTCGAGGCCAGCCAGCGTGCGCTGGAAGTAGATCTTCAGGCCGGGCGTGGTTGCCTGCTGCATCTCGCGCCGGTACATGGCGGCGAGGTCTTCAACGTGCGGCAGGATGTTCAGGTGCAGGGTGGCCGGCGTGGCCGCTTCAATCTGGGCGCGCAGCCAGGCGACGTAGTGCTGGTTCATGACGAGCTCCTCAGTACCTGTATGCCCCGGGCAGTGCCGGGGATCAGCTTCACGTAGCCTTTCTTTTCCAATGCCACCAGGTGCTCCTGCGGCCCGTTGTGCGAGGCCATGCCCAGCACCTCGGCCAGCTCGGCCCTGGTCGGCGGGTAGAGGTTCTCGTGCATGAAGGCCTCAACGGCCAACAGCACCTTGCTTTGGCCCTCTGTTAGATCGTTGGCCATGTAGGCCTCCTGTTCGGTTGGCATTCCGCTTGGTCATCGCGAGGAGTCCATCTGGGTGATCCCGTGGACTAGATGGCGGCTAGGCTTTTTGCCCGGTCGAGAAGTGCGAGGCATACACGCTCATCTGAGCGCTTTTCTTGTCGATATCGCTCGACGGCTTGGACGATGATGGTCGACTTTGCGTGAGCCCATGCTTGGTGCGCCTCTTCGGGACTGTTAAATCTCCCGATGTAGCGCTTCTCCCCTCCAAGGCACCGGATCATTGCTCTGTAAGGAGTGCCTCTTCTGTTGCGCGCCACCCCGGTAGGAAGGCCGGATGAGCTTCGCGAGTTATCACTAACCAGCGTGTTCAAGTAGCCAGGTACGAACACCGAGGTTTCGGGGCAATATCGCTTCTCCCAGGGCCGCAGGATGTCCTTGTCGAGCTGGTTTCCTTCCCAGGGTTGATGCTTCATCCATTCCTTGAACGCGCTGAATATGAGCCAGTCTTCGGATACCGAGCAGCCGTCGTAAGCGCTGTGTATGTCTCCATGCTCACTGAAGCAGCGCCTCAAAACTCCTTTCCAACGGTTGTAATAGGGGCATTGATGCTCTACGTGGACATCAGTGATGCCCACCCCTAATACCAATCCTTTCTTCATGGTTGATCACCTCTGCATCAAAACGCCCTGGCAGGTGGCTTTGATGCTGGCCCTGTCTCCAAGGCCTGCGAGGAAAACTTCTATGCCGGTGTTACGCGCCACCGCCGGCTGGGCGACTACTTGTTCGGGGGATCTGAGATCCCAACAGCCACCCACGCTGGTATGCCGGTGGCTCTCCATTTCGGTGCTTTACGCTGCACACCTTGGGTGAGGCGTCCCATCTCAAGAGGTTGGCTTTAAGCCCCGGGTCTCCTGATCGCTACCCGGGGCGGCTTGCGCTGCCGATGGACAAACTATGCACTGGTGCAATTAGTGAGTCAATGCACTGGTGCATTATTTTTTGGAGATTTTCCCTTGAGATGTGTTCCCGCTTCGCCTACTGTTTATCCATACAGTATCTATGTGAAGGAGGTCACACGATGTCGAAGTCCGCCAACCAGACGATGTCTGCCCAAGAGCGCCTGGCGATCCGTATCTCGAACATGATCGGTTCGCCCAAGGCGCAGCTGCACCGGCAGGCCAGGATCCACAAGCTTGATAGCGATCCTGAGGAGGTGTGGGATCTGCTAATCGGTGCGCTGGCGGAGTCGACAGAGTTGGAGGTGACCTTCGAGGACGACGGGGACGTGACCATCCGCTGGGAGGAAGACAAAGAGGCCGCGAAGGAGGAGGGCGATGACTTCATCACCATCGAGGCCTTCGACTGGGAGAAGGACGTCGCGGCCACCGGGCGAGACGAATAGCACAAAAGGACTAGGCACAAAAAAGCCCGCAGGGTGGCGGGCCTCGGGGTGGTGGGCGGCAGCGTCAGGTCTTCGCGCGCCCAGCGCGTTCGACTATAAGGTCGGCCAGCGCATCAGCGATGACGTCCGCATTAGCCTCGAGCGTCAGCATGTGCTGCTCAACGGCCTTGCCCACGTTTTCCGATCCGCGATCAACGACCCAGGCCGTCAGCTCTTCGATGGCCATCCCTAGCGCCAGCTGGTTCTCGTTGAGGCGGTGGAGCAGGACGAGCAGCGGATCTTCCATAGCGACCTCCGGGGAAAAGGCTATGAAGCTAGGTCGATCTCTTCATGATACGTCTTCACGACATACGCGATCGGCTTTCCGTCCACTGTCTCGACCGACACGTCTACGATAAAGGCCCGCTCATATATCTGTGATTCTGAGAGAACCATGCGCTCTTTGAGATCGGGCGATGCGAAAATCACCTTGACTGGATCAGGATAGATGCTCTCGATACGAGCCTTGTCGCCAGTCTTAGCCTTGGTATCTCCGCGCGTTTGATACCAGCGCAGAGCGACCATCTTATGCTCGCCGCCAGGGGTAGGTTTCGCCGGCTCAAGCAGCCGCTTGAAATGATTTTGGGCAGCGTTTGCTTCCAGCGAGCCAACGCCAAAGGTGATGTTCAGGTCGCCATGTATGGTTACAGTGCCGATGTTCATCTGGCTTCCTTGGTCTCTTGCTGTGGGCTCAAGGATCTTGACCATATCCTTCATAGTCTTCGCTTCGTCAGCAAGTTTAGGCTTTTCGCCTGACTTTCCCAATGCCCACTCGACGACCGCCTTGAGATAGTCGGCGTACTCTACAGCGGTCTTGGCGGCATCAAAGAAAGGCAGAGCACCGACTACTACAGGCGCCAGTACGCTGAGAATGCTTCCGGCGCGAACCTCGCTGATGCACATCTGCGTATGCTCAGCGTCGGCATCAGGGTGGAAGGCTGCAAGATAGCGGCGATACTCGTTTCCTAGAGCTTCCAAGCTCTGTGCGTAGACGGTAGCTACCACCGGCCTTCGATTGTCAATGACGAAGGCCATTCGGCTGGCGGGAAAATCCTCCATAATTTCGTCGCTCATCCTTCCTCCTAATCCATCATACCGTCAGCCGTAGCACGGTCCCGGCGAACAATGCCGCCAGCCCCATCGTCATCACTATCGCAACGGCCCCAAGCACCTTTGCTTCCTTTCTGGATATCTCGTCCATGAGCCCGTCGCTGCCCCATCATTTGCCCAGGTAGCTCATCACCAGAGCGAACATCCCTGCCAGTGCAATCGTCATCAGGACTACGGTGATCCCGAATGCGACGAGCAGCTTGAAGTCAGGGTCTTTCATAGGTAGGGCCTGGGCTATGCTCCTGGCTACTGCACAGGCTCTTCGATAGACCACACCCACCCCATCTCTGGATCTAGGTGCAAGTGATACGTCGTTAGCACGGGCGCAGTGCCCAAAGTGCCTGGCGACGACCCCATCTGGAACGAGCTGTGTGGCCAGGCATAGGTCTGGCCCTTCACCGGCCCGTCGATGATCGGAAGAGCCATGTACGGGTCGCGCCCGATGTGTTCCGTTGCCATATCAGCCTCCTTGGCTCTGGTCAGACCCGGTGCGCGTTCCAGACCAGCAGGATGCGCCCCTTGATGTAGATGTCGTCGCTGGTGACGAAACGAGGGTCATGATTCCTGTTGTCCGATATCACCTTGAGGTGCTTTTCGTCCTCGAGCTGCAGGCGCTTGATGAACAGCATCTCGCCCTGGGTGAACAGGTAGATGCCGTCACCGGTGAACTCCTCGATGCTGACGTCGATCAGCAGCGGATCCTTGTCCTGAATCGTCGGCTCCATCGACTGTCCCCACCCGGTGATCATCTTCAGATGGAAAGGGCTCTCGTAGTCCACGCCCAGGCGGCGCAGGTGCTCCTGGCTAACCGTCACGTCGCGCAGCAGTTCGATGTAGTCGGCCGGAATCTGGCCGCCGCCCATGGCCGCGCGCACGTCGTAGTGCGGGATCTTGATCTCGTCACCGACCAGGCCAGGGCGCGAGAAATCGGCAGTGATGACATTGCCGCGATCAGACTCTAGCTCTGCCTGGTCATCTGCCATGGCCTGGAGCCGCTGGCGCGCCTCTTCAGTGAGGCCCTTACCGTGCTTCTGCAGCATCTCTTTGAGTAGGTCGCCTGTAGAGCGCGTCGCTTCTTCAGGCTCGCTGGCCACCTGGCCGTCTATCGGCGAATAACCTCGGAGCTGATCTGTCGTCAGGCCAAAGAAGTCAGCCAGCGGCTTAACCTGCTTGTCTGTTGGATCCTTGATGCCCTTAGCGACGTCCTTTGGGCCAAGGATGCGCGACAGCGTCGACTGCGTGATCCCAGTCCTGCGCGATAGCTCGAGCTGATTGATCCCTCGATCGGCCATGAGCTGCCGCAGGATCTTGTCGATAGTTTTATGCATGGGTGCAATGCTGTCCCTAGCGGGTGCATAACTCAATAGCGAGGTGCATTGACGTTTATGCACTAGTGCATGATCATGTGCATACCGATCTAGGAGTAAGCCATGAGCGCTACTGACCTCTCCCAAAAATTGGATGCGTTGTTCGACGCCGGGCTGACCTACAAGGCCATTGCAAAGCGCGCTGGCTGCGACATCTCGACGATCTTCCGCATTCGCTCGAAGCAGATCACCAACCCCAGCTACTCGGTGGGCGTGGCTATCGACTCGCTGTATGCGGAGTCCGTGAAGCGCGCCCGGAAAGCTGCGCGGTTGGCGTCCTGACCATGGAGCCCATTATCCACGGGATGGCATTGCGCCAGCAGTCACCCGTAGTAGCTGTGATTCCGTCCAGTACGCGAATCGCAGGCAAGAAAAAGCCGGGCTGCAACCCGGCTTCGATACAGCAGTAACAACATCTGGAGTGATCCGAGTATGAACGACCTGACCCTTACCGGCAACACCCTGACCATGAGCAGCCGCGAAATAGCCCACCTGGTCGAGAAGCAGCACAAGGACGTCATCCGCGACATCCGCGTGATGCAAAGGGCCCTGTTAGAGGATGGCGCAGATTTGCGCCATCTGCAGGAAGAGAAGGATAACCGCGGCTACACCAGCGCCTTCCATCTGGACAAGGACCTGACCGAGACCCTGGTCACCGGCTACAGCATCCCGCTGCGCCACAAGGTGATTCGCCGCCTGCACGAGCTGGAGCGTCGTTCGGCCCCCTCGCTGCCTGTTGCGCCGCCTCAATCCTTCGCTGCCGCGCTTCGCCTTGCTGCTGACCAGGCCGAACTGCTGGAGCGCCAGCAGGCTGAACTGGCTGAGGCCGCGCCGAAGGTTGAAGCCCTGGACCGTATTGCCGGCTCCCGCGGCGCTATGTGCATCACCGACGCAGCCAAGCATCTCCAGGTCCCGCCCCGCCGCCTGTTCGACTGGCTCAAGGAGCACCGCTGGATCTTCCAGCGCCCCGGCAGCAGCCGCTGGGTTGGCTACCAGCCGCGCATCCAGTCCGGCTTCATCCTCCACAAGATCACCACCATCGGCGCCGACGAGCAGGGCGAACTGCGCGCTGCCACCCAGGTGCGCATCACTCCCAAGGGCCTCGCCAAGCTGGCCCTGCTCGTAGGGGAATCGCTGTGAGCGTTCAAGCCATGTCCTGGGCCATGCAGATGCCCAAGTCCACCCTGGGCGATGCCTCCGCCCGCCACGTGCTGCTGTGCCTGGCCAACTACGCCGGCCAGGACGGTCGTGGTGCTTTCCCATCTGCCGAGCAGCTGGCTGAAGACACTGGCCTGTCGGAGCGGACCGTTCGCTACAAGCTGGACCTGCTGGAAGAGATGGGCCTGATCACCCGCGGCAACCAGGCGATCGCTGCTGCCTACATCGGCCGGAAAGACCGCATCACCAACGTCTACGACCTCCAGCTGAAACGGGGTGCAGTGGCTGCACCCGGTGAAGGAACGGGGTGCAGTTCACAACAGAACGGGGTGCAAACCACGACAGAACGGGGTGCAGCCGTTGCACCCAATACGTCACTGAACCAAGAACAGAACCAAGAGCAAGGCCGCGAGGGCGCGGCGAGCGCATCCGGTGAGGCTGGCTCGAACGATCCCGAGACCGCCCCTGATCAACCCCGGAGCCGCGCCAAGGGTTTCAGCCTGGCCGACATGCAGGCCCTGACCGACACCGCCGGCATCGCCATCGCCGCCGACGTCGCCCAGGACTACCTGGCCCACCGCCGCGGCATCAAGGCCCCGCTGAACGCCACGATCTGGAAAACCACCCTGATCGAGCTGGCCAAGCTGGCGCCGCACGGCATCAACGCCGACCAGGCACTGGCCGAAGCCATGGCCGCCGGCTGGCGTGGCCTGAAATCCGAGTGGCTGGTGAACCGCCTGAAGCGCCAGCAGGGCCCGGGCGCCGGCCCCAACGACGACGACACCAGTTGGGCCAACAACCTGAACGAGGATCTGTGATGCGCAACGCCACCGAGATCGTGAAGCGCGTGGACTTCAGCCAGGCTCGCCCGGCAGTCCAGCAGCCGCCGGCCAGCATCGACGCCGGTACCGCCCAGGTCGTGAACTCGCTGTTCAACGAGCTGAAGTCCATCTTCCCCGCCTGGAAGCAGGCCTGGCCCGACGACGAAGCACTGAAGCGCGCCAAGCGCTCGTGGATCAAGGGCCTGATGGCCGCCGGCATCCACTCGCTGGAGCAGATCCGCTTCGGCCTGATGACCTGCCGGGCCAGCGGCCAGGACTTCGCGCCCAGCGTCGGCAAGTTCGTGGAGTGGTGCCAGCCCACCGCCGAGCAGCTGGGCCTGCCGCCGACCGAGAAGGCCTTCCAGGAGGCCGCCCGCAATTCGCACCCAGCCGTAGGGCAGGGCGCCCGCTGGAGCCATCCGGCCGTACACCACGCCGCCACAGAGTCCGGGCTCAGCAACCTGTTCCGCCTGAACGAAGACGCCGGCCGGAAGCTGTTCGAGCGCAACTACTCGATCGCCTGCCGCATGGTCGCCGCCGGCCAGCCGCTGCGCGAGATCCCCAAGGCGCTGCCTGCCGAGGTGTCCACCCCGGCCAAGCCAGAAACCGTCAACGCCGAGCTGGCCAAGATGCGCGCCGCGCTGGGTCGCCGCTCGTGAAGGCCTGCTGGATGGTCCTGCTTCCCAATCGTCCGCCATTCGCAATGGTCGGCGCCCAAATCAACCGCGACGAGGCCCTGACCTGCGCTCGCATCATCTGGCCGGAGGCCGACGTAGCATGATGTTCACCGAAGCAGAGATGACCGAAGCGCGCCGCCTGGCGTACGACCAGGGCTTCAACCGTGGCTCTGGCATGGACCCCAAGGTCCAGCACACCGAGGCCTACATCCACTTCCGCGAGCAGGAGCTGGAAGGTCTGGCCAAGCGCCAGCGCGCCCAGCAGGAGGAGGCAAAGTGAGCCGCGCCCAATCCAAGAAGCTCCGCGATAGCGCTCGTGGTCAGGAATGCACCCTGCGGATCCCCGGCGTCTGCAACTTCAACCCCGAGACCACGGTGCTGGCTCACCTGGCGTGTGGCCAGAAGGGCATGGGCCTGAAGAGCCCGGACAACATGGCCGTGTTCGCCTGCAGCTGCTGCCATGACCTGCTGGACGGGCGCCGCCAGGGTGAGCTGGATCAGCGCGACGTGATACGGGCCCTGGGCGAGACCCAAGCTATCTGGATCAGCCAGGGCCTGATGACGATCAAGGGGGCCGCTTAATGGAACGGTTCGATATCAAGTACGTTGTTGAGGATCGCGGCTTTTGCACGCCGTGCTGGATCTGGACAGCCCACAAAGATAAATGGGGGTATGGGCGCTTTCGCTTTCATGGCCGTACAGCGCTTGCTCACAGGGTCTCTTGGGAGCTGAAAAATGGGGCATTGCCCGAGTACCCTTCCAAAGAGCTGGATCACCTCTGCCGCAACGCATCATGCGTCAATCCTGACCACCTTGAACCGGTTAGCCAGAAGGTAAATGTCCTTCGCGGCACGAGTTTTTCTGCAGTAAACGCTGGGAAGGTCAGCTGCAAGGCGGGTCACCCCTACAACCAGCGAAACACCTACATTCGCCCCGACGGTACCCGAGATTGCAGGGCTTGTATCCGCGAGAGGGTGCGCGCCTACAAAGAACGCCAGAGGGCTATGGCATGACCGCCGCCCTCAAACCCTGGGCCGCCGCGCGCGAGACCCGCACCCGCAAGAAGCCCACCGACTGGGAAGGCATCGAGCAGACCCAGCTGTTCACCTGGCTGGAGCTGGCCTTCCCCAAGGAGGCGAAGTCGATCTACCACGTCCCCAACGGTGGCCACCGCCACAAGGCCACGGCCGGCAAGCTGAAAGGGCAGGGCGTGCGCGCCGGGATGCCAGACATCAACGTCGATATCGCCCGGGGCGGCTACTTCGGCATGCGCATCGAGTTCAAGGCCACCCCGCCGCACGACGCCGCGGTATCGCCGAGCCAACTGGCCGCGCTCCAGCGCCTGACCGAGCAGGGCTATCTGGCCATCGTCTGCCGGGGTGTGCACGACGCACGCGAGCACCTGACCGCCTATCTCCGCCTGCCTACTACTGAGGCCCGCCCATGAACCACCCAGCACAAGACCTGGCCGGCCTGGCTCGGCAGATCCTCGGCCACTCGCTGGTCGTCTTCTTCAGCCACCACGACGAAGCCCGCCTGGCAGCGCCTGACAACGCCGATGCTGTGATCGCCGAGATGAACGGCCTGGCTGCCCAGCGCCTGGCCACTGCCAGCGACGAGGATCTGCGCCGGCGCCGGATGGTGCTCCAGTCCCTCTACACCAACGCCGCCAGCACCGCGCACGCATGCCGTGGTTACCAGTCGGCCCGACGCCCAGGCTCTCGCCTCGGCGGCCGCATCTGGAAGGACCGCTCTAGCGTTAACAAGGCAGGCGAGCAAAAGGCTCAACGTGACATGTCACGCGCCCTGGGCGAGATGGAAGACATCCAGAAGGAGATCGACCGGAGGGCCAATGCGCAAGCAGCACGGGCCTGACCTCACCCGGAAGGTGAAGCCAATTTCGCGTTGCGTGACATGTCACGGGCGCGGCGTCACCAAGGGCGTCTTCTACGAGATGGAGTGCAGCACCTGTGCCGGTACCGGCTGGGTCGACTACACCACTGGCCATTCGATGCCCGCCGAGGATCTGGTCTTCACCCTGAGTCACCGCCTTCTGCACCTGGAACAGCAGCTGGCCACCCTGCAGCGGATGCAGCCCTACGAATCGAGCAACCGCCGCGGCCCGCACGGCTCGCATCGCACCGGAGACTGACCATGCAGAGTTTCAGCAGTAGCAAGGTATCCACCCTGGTCCGCATCCTCCTCGCCGGCAGCGAGGGCAAGACCGCATCCGCCGCCTGGGGGGACGCTGACCAAGATGGGAGAGGGGGCTTCGGTGGCCTGTCGCGCCAGGAGCGCTTCGAGCTGGACTGCGAATACCGGGCGTTCCTGCGCAAGCACCTGAAGGAGCGCCACTGGGACGCCCTAATCGCCCGCTACACCATCGAGCCCGCCGACCGTGCCCCGGCGATAAAGCGCCTGGCGCGGATCATCGCCACCCCAGCCCATGACCACTTCAAGTCCTACGCCGTCCTGGCCTGGGCCATGCCGCAGCGCGCCGGCGTCGAGGGCAAGCGCTCCACCATCGTGCTGCGCGAGAACATCTACGACATGGCGCGCTGGGACAACAACCAGGGCACCTCCGAGCGCACCATGCGGCGCTGGCGGGGCTACATTCACGAGATGCTAAACGAGGCCCTGGATTTGGCGATTGCTGCTGCAATTCACCTGCTTGAGGGTCAGGAATTGTTCGAAAGAGAAGTTGCTTGACAGGGTTGGCCGTTTGGCCGAACATTTCCCTATCTTGCCGATCCTGCGAATGATGAAGATGCAGCGGCACACAAGCCCAGCCACCGCGCTGGGCTTTTTCATTTCCGAGAGGACCATGCCAGTGGAAAAGCTCCTGGACTGGGCGCTGGTCGGCTTCCTCGGGATGCTGGGTGGGCTCGCCAGCCTGTTCTACCCCGGCGCCACATCCATGCGGTTCGACTGGAAAACCTTCGTCGGCAAGCTGGTGGTGGCGTTCTTCGTGGGCAAGGTGGCCGGCGAGTTCATCGATGTCTCCAACCAGTACCGGGCCGGCATCATCATGCTGCTGGGCTTCTTCGCTTACCCGGTTCTCGGGGTGCTGGAGGTCAAGGTCAAGTCTGCTGTGGAGCGCTTCAGCCCCGGAGGCCCCTGATGTTCATCGTTTCGATAATCGCCCTTGTGGCATACGCCCTGGTCATTGGCCGCTGCGCCGTCTTCCTTTCCCTGGGTGGCCGGTTCCGCCAAGACGACCACGCCGAGATCGCGTTCCTAATGGTGTCGACCGTTCTGCTGATGCTTGGCCACATCCAGCTCTGGTACGCCGAGCCTTGGAAGATGGTCAACAACAGCGACGGCAGCGCCCTGGTCGTGGGTCATTCGGTCTTCATCGCTGGCTACATCTTCCACCGGGTCGGATCACTGATTGTCGGTCGCGATCGTCGGGTTGCTGAGCGCCGACAGGAAGCCAGGCAGTGAGGCGGCTCAAACAGACCGCGAAGCTGATGCTGACCGCCGCTCTGGTGTTCGTGTTCGGGAATGGCCTGGGCTATCTCGGCAGGACGTGGGAATGCCGAAACGCGCTCCAGACAATCTGGGTTGCTGCTCCTGGCTACGACGCCGGAGCGATGCAGTTGCCCGAAAAGCTATACCGCCTGCAGGTAACGGCCTGCACGCTGCCTGAGCAATGGGGCGGACAACGCGAGCCCCTCCACGGCTACCCGTAAGAACCACCATCTCGGCCCGAGCTGTGTATTCCGGTGCCAAACTCACCGGAGAGCAACATGACTGCCACCCTGAAGGAATTGGGCGACACGCTTTCGACTGCGCAAAAGCAGCTGGCGGAACTGGTTGCTGCAGAGAACCCCACTCCCACGCCGATCCCGGACAAGCCAGTCGGTAGCCTGCCGCTGGACACGACGATCCGCGGCGCCTACGACAAGACGCTGATCCTGCCCTACAGCTCGCTGATCCTGGCGGGCCAGGTGGTGATCCAATTGGCTACTGGCCAGGCGGTGAACGTGATCAGCATCGGCCGCCGCGACAATGGCGACCTGACGGCAGTGATCGACCAGAGCATCGGTGACCCGTCCAAGGTCATTGGCAAGGCCGCCACTGTGCGCGACCGCTATGCCAAGCCGGAGGCGTCGCCTAAGCCTGAGCCGGTGACCGAGGTACCAGTGGTCACGCTACCGGTAACGGCGCCTGACCCGGTCACTGTCCCTGGTGTGGCGGTACTCAAGAACATTCCCTACCTGGGCATCAACCTGGCGGCGCACTCGAATGCGAACCAGGTACTCCCGGGTGAAGCTGGAACCCACTTCAAGTGGCCCAGCCGCGCTGACGTCACCCTGTACGTCAAGACGCTTGGCGTCCGGCTGATCCGTTTTCCCTATGCGCTCCAACGCGCCACGCTGATCGACTCGACCGGCCTGCCGGTGAAGGGTGGCCAGCTTGATCCGACATTCGTCGCCAAGCTCAAGCAGGTGCTCGGCTGGATTCGAGAAGACTCGAACGGCGAGGCGCTGGTCATCTTCGACCCGCACCACTACTGGCGCATGTACCGCAACCAGACAATGCTGGTCGACGGCGCACGCAAGCAGACCGGATTCCTCCTGCCGGCCAATGAAGCCGCAGGGCAGGGCAACCGCTGGAGACGCCAGGAGCAAGTCCTCATCGCTGATGAGAACGGCTGGGGTGCTGCTGACCTGGGCGTCCACATCGCCTCAATGGCCAAGACCTTCGATGAGCCGATGATCCTAGGCTACGGCGCAGGCAATGAGCCCTATGCCGACGGCATGTCCGTTAGTGCCATGGAAGCCAAGGTCGTTGCTGATCTGAACGTGATGCTCCCCATCATCCGCAAGGTCACCAACAAGCCGGTGTTCGTCTGCGGCAACCAGTGGGCTTCGGCCCGTAACTTCGCCCAGGTGAGCGGCACGTTCGCTGCTGGCATCAAGGACCCGGCGAACAACTGGATCCCCGAGGTGCACGGCTACGGCGACCTCGATGGCGGATCGAGCGGCAGATACAGCAACGGCAACCTGAACGCCTTCCCGGTGGATCAGATCGCCAACGTCTTTCGCCCGGCCTACAGCTACATGGCCACCAAGGGTCTGCGTTGCTTTGTCGGCGAGACGGGTATCCCGCCCACTGAGTCGGCCCGCCAAGCCCTTGCTCGCGCACTGGATGAGGCCAAGGCCAACGGCGTGCCGGTCACCCTTTGGATCGCAGGCGGTGATGGAGCCATGGGTGGCGAGAAGATGAACCTCGATGACACCGGCCACGCCGCCACCCGCGAGCTGATTAAGGTTCGTGCAGGTGAGCGTATGGCTGAGTGGAAGCCGGTTAGAGCGTAGGAGAGTCGCCAGATGAGCAATCACATTCACAGTCCCTTCGACGGAAGAGGGAGGCGACGTGTGTTTGTGAATGGCAACGAAGTGAAGTGGGCTATCTGGGCTGACACTCAGCGCGGCTTGGTCTGCTATGCGCCAAAGCCAATCAAGATGAAGCGCAACAGCGACGAGATATATACGCGCATGCTGCGCGGCCAGGTAACCGTGGAGCCTATCAATGACTGAGCACCAGGAGTTGATCGCAGCACTGGCCCGGCAGACCCAAGCCATGCTGGATCTGGCCGAGAGCAACAGGCTGTTGGCGGAGAGCAACCGCGAGATGGTGGACTACCTGGCCGACCAGCAGGATGAGGGCGGCGACATCGGTAATCCTCGATTTGATCTGGCAGGAAAGCCCCTCTGATGGGCAAGCTACGGATGCTTAAGCCCAAGACGAAGGTGCTGGACACGGTCAAGGTGAAAGCCAGGCCGGCAGGCACCACGGACTGGGGCAGTGGTCGCGGTGGTAGGCCCTGGCGCCGGCTACGCGAAGAGATCCTCAAGCGCGACGACTACCTCTGTCAGTGCGAGGAATGCCAAGCGCTGGGCCGTGTGAGGCCTGGCAACGAGGTCGACCACATCGTGCCGCGCTCGCAGGGTGGAACGGACGATCCGTCGAACCTGAGGGCGATCAACGATGAATGCCACAAGGTGAAGACCAGGCGCGAGTCGCTGGCAGGTGCTGGCTTGGCCTGAGGTCAATGTGTAGCGCGTCATTCGCCCGCTGTGGCACGTCAGACTCCCTAAATGCACCAATATAGTGCACGATAGCAATGCTCTATGGGGTAGGGTGGGTCGAGAGTTCGTGCCTATAGGGTCGGACACCGCGCCCCCTCGCATTCGCAGATTTTTTTCCCGTTTCAGGAAAAAGTTAAATGGCATTAACCGAGAAGAAGCGGCGGTTTGCTGACGCGCTCCTCTCGGGGGCCAGCAACAAGAAGGCCGCAGTCGACGCTGGCTACAGCGAGAAAACCGCGCCCCAGGCGGGCTCCAAGCTGGCAAAGGACCCCGACATCGTTGCCTACGTGGAGCGCCGGAAGAAATTCGACGAGGCCAAGGCTGAAGTTAAAGCCGAGACCGAAAAAGTTAACTCCAAGCTCGTGGCTGAAACCGAGGCGAGCGGCAACGATCCCATCGCCTTCCTCGAGCGGATGATGGCGAACGAGCTTGAGGACCCGAAGCTGCGCATCGATGCGGCCAAGGCCTTGCTGCCCTACAAGCACGCCAAGAAAGGCGAGCTCGGCAAGAAAGAGCAGGCGAAGGAGAAGGCCGGCCAGGCCGCAGGCGGCAAGTTCGGCCCGCGCCAGCCGCCGCAGCTCAGGTCGTTGCCGGGCGGTAGGTCGTGAAGTGGTCGACCGCATGCCCTGACTGGGAGCGCCGGATCGTCGCGCGTGAATCTCTCATCCCGCACGGCCCACTCTTTCCGGACCAGGCCGCCGAGGCGCTGGAGGTGTTCGGCCAGCTGCGCATGGTGGACGCCACCGGCAGCCCGCTGATGTGCGAGACCGTCCGCCCCTGGGTGAACGAGTTTGTCGCCGCGATCTTCGGCGCCTACGATGCCGAGACCGGGCGCCGGATGATCACCGAGTTCCTGCTGCTGATCAGCAAGAAGAACGGCAAGTCGACTATCGCTGCCGGCATCATGCTGACGGCACTGATCCTCAACTGGCGGCCCTCCGGCGAGTTCGTGATCATCGCGCCGACAAAGGAGATCGCCGACAACAGCTACATCCCGATCCGCGACATGGTCGGCGCCGACGACGAGCTGAAAGAGCTCCTCCAGGTGCAGAACCACATCCGGACGGTGACCCATCGCGTCACCGGTGCCACGCTCAAGGTCGTGGCGGCCGACAGCGAGACGGTCTCAGGCAAGAAGGCCATCGGCGTCTTCATCGACGAACTCTGGGTGTTCGGCAAACGCAACAACGCCGAGGCGATGCTGCGGGAGGCCACCGGCGGCCTGGCGTCGCGCCCCGAGGGTTTCATCATCTGGGCGACCACCCAGTCGGACGACCCGCCGGCCGGTGTCTTCCGGCAGAAGCTGCTCTATGCCCGCCAGGTACGGGACGGCAAGATTGACGACAAGTCCTTCCTGCCGGTGCTGTACGAGTTTCCCAAGGCCATGCTGGACGCTGGCGCCCACCGGGACGCCTCGAACGCCTACGTGACCAACCCGAACCTTGGGCTGTCGGTCGACGAGGCCTTTATCGAGCGTGGCTACGCCCAGGCCCAGCTGGACGGTGAAGAGTCGTTCCGCGGCTTCCTGGCCAAGCACCTGAACGTCGAGATCGGTCTGGCGCTCCTCTCGGATCGCTGGGCTGGCGCCGACTTCTGGGAAAAGCAGGCCGTAGGTATCTGCCAGAGCCTGGATGACCTGATTGAGCGCTGTGAGGTCATCGACTTGGGCATCGACGGCGGCGGCCTCGACGACCTGCTCGGCTTCGCCGCGGCGGGCCGCGAGATCGGCACCCAGCGCTGGCTGGCGTGGACCCATGCCTGGGCGCACCCTTCGGTGCTGGAGCGCCGGAAGGCTGAAGCACCTCGATTCCGGGACTTCGCGAAAGATGGCCACCTCACCCTGGTGGAGAACATCGGCGACGACGTCCACGAGGTTGCGCAACTGGCAGCACTGGTCGAATCAGCCGGCTTGCTTGACCAGATCGGCGTCGACCCGGCGGGCATCGGCGCTATCCGCGATGCCCTGGAGGCGGCGGATATCCCGGAAGAGAAGATCGTCGGCATTTCCCAGGGCTGGAAGCTGGGTGGCGCGATCAAGACCACTGAGCGCCGGCTCGCCCAGGGGGCGCTGGTGCACGGCGGCCAGCCGATGATGGCCTGGTGCTGTGGCAATGCCCGGGTCGAGCCGCGTGGCAACTCGATCCTGATCACCAAGCAGGCCAGCGGCTCGGCCAAGATCGACCCGCTGATGGCGCTGTTCAACGCGGTATCGCTAATTTCGCTCAATCCTGAAGCGCTGGGCGGCAGCTCCGGCTTCTACGACAACCCGATCATGGTAGGACTCTGATGGCGCGCAACAAGAAACCAGGCCGGGTGAAGTCCGCGCTGCTGGACTGGCTCGGCGTGCCTATCGGTCTGCTGGACGGGGCATTCTGGAAGGAGATGGGCGGCACCTCTGCCAGCGGCAAGCGGGTCACGGTCGACAAGGCCCTGCAGCTATCCGCGGTCTGGGCGTGCGTCAGGCTGCTTTCGGAGTCGGTCTCGACGCTGCCGCTGCGGCTTTATGAGCGCCGCGACGATGGATCTCGAGTCCAGGCGACGGAGCATCCGCTCTACCGTTTGCTGACAGTGAGCCCCAATGCCGAGATGACCCCGGCGCGCTTCATCCTAATGATCGTGGCCAGCATCGCGCTACGCGGTAACGCCTTCGTCGAGAAGAAGCGGGTGGCGAGTCGCATCGTCGCCCTGGTGCCGCTCCTGCCCCAGTGCATGGTGGTCAAGCGTCTGGACACGGGCCGGCTGGAGTACACCTACACCGAGAAAGGCCAGCAGCGGGTCATCGGCGAGAAGGACCTGATGCACATCCGTGGCTTTGGCCTGGATGGCGTTTGCGGATTGCTGCCGGTGAACACGGGCCGGGATGTCTTCGGCGCGGCCATGTCCGCTGACGAGGCCGCGGCCAAGGTCTTCGCCCAGGGAATGCAGGCCTCCGGCATCCTGAGCAGCGACACCAAGCTGACCGACGTGCAGCGCGAGCAGCTGCGCAAGAATCTCACCAACTTCATGGGGTCGACCAACTCCGGCAAGATCCTGGTGGCGGAGGCCGGGCTGAAGTACCAGGGGATCACCATGAACCCCGAAGCGGCGCAGATGCTGGAGACCCGCAACTTCGCCATCGAGGAGATCTGCCGCTGGTTCCGGGTGCCGCCCTTCATGGTCGGCCACATGGACAAGCAGTCGTCCTGGGCGTCGAGCGTCGAGGGGATGAACCTGCAGTGGCTCACCAACGGATTGCGCCCCCTGCTGGAGAACATCGAGCAGGAGATCAGCCGCTGCCTGCTGGACAACGACGGTCGCTACTTCGCCGAGTTCTCGGTGGAGGGCCTGCTGCGCGCCGACAGCGCCGGCCGGGCCAGCTACTACACCACGGGCCTGCAGAACGGCTGGATGAGCCGCAACGAGGTCCGGCGGTTGGAGAACCTGCCGCCCATCCCCGGCGGCGACATCTACACCGTCCAGTCCAACCTGCTACCGATTGACCAGCTAGGCCAGGCCCAAGACGGCGAGCAAGCCCGCTCGGCGCTGGCCGCCTGGCTCTTTCCCGCTGCCCCGAAAGACTCGAAACCGGAGTAACCCATGACCCTCAAGACCATCCCGGCAGCGCCGGAGGCCCGGCCGCGCGCGCAGATCCAGTGCGACCTGATGCCCCTGGCTCTGGAGCGCTGGAACCCGGCGATCAAGGCGGCGGCGACCGACGACACTACTATCACCATGTACGACCCGATCGGGTTCGACTGGTGGACGGGGGAGGGCGTCACGGCCAAGCGCGTGAGCGCGGCGCTGCGCTCCATCGGCGACAAGGACGTGACGGTCAAGATCAACAGCCCCGGCGGCGATGTGTTCGAGGGGCTGGCCATCTACAACCTGCTGCGCGAGCACAAGGGCAAGGTGACTGTTCAGGTGCTGGGCCTTGCCGCCTCTGCAGCCTCCTTCATCGCCATGGCTGCCGACGAGGTGCAGATCGCCCGGGCCGGCTTCCTGATGATCCACAACAGCTGGACCATCGGCGCCGGCGACCGCAACGAGCTACGCGAGATCGCCACCTTCCTCGAGCAGATCGACGGCACCCTGGCCGACATCTACGCCGTCAAGACCGGCGACAAGGCCACGGCCATGGCCAAGATGATGGACGTCGAGACCTGGATGGGGGGCACCGCCGCCGTCGAGGCCGGCTTCGCCGATAGCCTGCTGGACTCCGACGCCACCACCGAAGACACCAAGGCGGCAGCGCCCCACCAGGTGGCCGCGCGCCGCATGGATACGCTGCTGGCCAAGCAGGGCATCCCGCGCGCCGAGCGCCGGGCCCTGATTCAAGAACTCAAGGGTACGCCTGGCGCTGCCCCTGACGGTACGCGCGACGCTGCCGACCCCCAGGCCAATCTGGCCGATTCCATCGCCGAACTACGCGCCCTGGTGGCCGGGATCTCGGCAGCAAACGTCAAAGTACTGGAGAAATACCAATGAGCGACAACACCGCTGACCTGCTGAAGCAGGTATCCAACGAACTGAAGCAGGCGACCAGTGACTTCAGCAAGCAGGCCGAAAACGCCCTGGCCGAAGCCAAAAAGGCCGGCAGCCTGTCCGCCGAAACCAAGGCCACCGTTGACGAACTGGCCACCCGCTTCAACAGCCTCAATGAGGCCGAGAAGGCTCTGAAGGCTCAGCTCGGCGAGCTGGAGCAGGAATTCGCCCGCATCCCCGGTCAGACCCAGGCCTCGGCCCGCGACACCGTCGGCGGCCTGGTCATCAAGAGCGAGGCCCTGAAGCAGTTCGCGGCCAGCGTCGAAGGCGGCAAGCGCGTCAGCGTCCCGGTCCAGGCTGCACTGATCAGCTCCGGCGTTGCTGAGGGCGTGGTTGAGCCGCAGCGTCTGCCCGGCATCGATGTCGCGCCGAAGCAGCGCCTGTTCATCCGAGACCTGATCGCGCCCGGCCGCACTACCTCGCCGGCGATCTTCTGGGTGCAGCAGACCGGCTTCACCAACAACGCCGCTGTGGTGCCGGAGAACACCGCCAAGCCGTACAGCGACATCCAGTTCGCGACCCAGATCACTCCGGTGACCACCATCGCGCACATGTTCAAGGCGTCGAAGCAGATCCTGGACGACTTCGCCCAGCTGCAGTCCACCATCGACACCGAGATGCGCTACGGCCTGAAGTACGTCGAAGAGCAGGAGATCCTATTCGGTACCGGCACCGGTGCCCACCTGAAGGGCATCGTCCCGCAGGCTTCGGCCTACAACGCCGCGTTCCCGGTCGCCAATCAGACCGGCATCGACGACCTGCGACTGGCAATGCTGCAGGCTCAGCTAGCGCGCCTGCCGGCCTCCGGCCACGTCCTGCACTTCATCGACTGGGCGAAGATCGAGCTGACCAAGGACACCCTGGGTCGCTACATCCTGGCCAACCCGCTGGGCCTGGCTGGTCCGCTGCTGTGGGGCCTGCCGGTGGTGGCCACCGAGATCGCCGCCTTCCAGGGCAAGTTCCTCACCGGTGCGTTCCAGACCGGCGCCCAGATCTTCGATCGCGAAGACGCCAACGTGGTGATCTCCACCGAGAACGCCGACGACTTCGAGAAGAACATGGTCTCGATCCGCTGCGAAGAGCGGCTGGCCCTGGCCGTGAAGCGCCCCGAGGCCTTCATCTACGGCTCCTTCACCGCTCCGGCTTCCGGCGCCTGATACCGCAACCGGGCCGCTCCGGCGGCCCCTTGGAGTGACCGATGAAATTGCGAACCCTCCGCCCGCTGTTCTTCGGCATGACCACGCTTCCGGAAGGCCGCGTGTTCGTCACCGACGAGCAGCACGGGCGTGATCTCCTGCGGAATGGCTTCGTCGAGGAGCACGCCGGCAAAGAAGAGCCCGAGCTGACGCTGAGCAACGTCTCCCTGGCCCCGCCCAGCGGGCTCACCAGCGCCTCGCTCGCAGGTGCCGATCCGACCGCATCCACCACCGCCCCGGTCTTCAAGGCCAAGCACAAGGGCGGCGGCAAATGGATCGTGGTGGACGCCGAAGACAAGCAGGTGGGCGCCTACACTGGTACCCAGGACGAGGCCAAGGCCGAAGTAGCACGCCTGGCCGCTGGCGGCGAGCCCGTGGCCGACAAGGAGTAACCGATGTCCGTGATCAGCATAGCGATCGCCATGCAGCACCTGCTGGCCGAGGAAGAGGATCAGGTTCTGGTCCAGGCCATGCTCGATGCAGCCGAGGAATCGGCCAGCCAGTACATGCAGCGGCGGTTCTATGCCGATCAGGACGCGCTGGACGCCGCCCTGGCCGAAGTGCCGGTTGCGATCAGCTCTACCCGCATCCGCTACGAACAGGCCGTGGCTGCCGCTGACGTGGTGGTAGACCTCAATGACCGCAGGGGCGCGCGTGACCGTGCTGCCCAGGCGTTCGCCGATGCCCGGGCCGAAGTCGAGATGAAGGCCCGGGGCATCGTCATCAACAGCGCAATCCAGGCCGCGTGCCTACTGATCCTGGGCCACCTCTTCGCCAACCGCGAGGACGTGGCCACCGGCGTGACCGTCGCCGAGATTCCCATGGGCTCCCGGCACCTGCTGGCGCCGTACCGTACCGGGATGGGCGTGTGATGCGCGCCGGGAAGCTCCGGCAGCGCGTGATGCTGCAGCGCAACGGGCGCCATCAGGACCCAGACACTGGCGAGATCATCAGTGGGTGGTCGAACCTGACCGACAAGCCTATCCCTTGCTCAGTCGAGCCGGTGAGCGGCCGCGAGTTCATCGCCGGCCAGGCGACCCAGAACGAGGTCACGGCTCGGATCGTAATCCGGTACCGCGCTGGGGTGACCGCCGCCATGCGCGCCGTGCACCGCGGCGTGATCTACAACATCGAGGCTGTCCTGCCCGACCCCCGGTCCGGGCGGGAGTACCTCACCTTGATGGTGTCCGGCGGACTCGACGAGGGCTGACCATGATCACCTTTACCCTCAAGGGCGTGGATGATGCGATCGAGCGGCTGACCCAGCTGCCCGAGAAGGTCCAGCGGTCTTCGGTGCGCCGGGCCGCGCGGGCGGCGATGAAGATCGTCCGCGACGAGGCTGTCGACCGGGCCAACCAGCAGGATGACCCGGAAACGCCCACGAACATCGCCGACTTCATCGTGATCCGCGAGGGCACGATCAAGGGGCGGCGCGAGGGCGGGATCGTCATGCGGGTCGGCGTCATGGGCGGCGCCCGCTACGACAAGAACTCTCCGAACCCGACCTACTGGCGGTTCGTCGAGCTGGGCACCGAGCGCTCCCGGGCCAGGCCCTTCATGCGGCCGGCGCTGGATAACAACGTGCCGGACGTCATCCAGGCCTTCATCGATGTGCTCGACGACGAGCTGAACAAGGAGCTGGTCTGATGTTTCCCCCTCTGTTCAAGGCTGCGGCGGCATCCGCCGAGGTCAAGGCGCTGCTGGGCAGTGATCCTGTTCGGGTCTATCCCTTCGGCGAGGCCGTGGAGGGCACCGATCTGCCGTATGCGGCATGGCAGGTCATCAGCGGCAGCCCCGAGAACTACCTGTCCGGCAAGCCGGATGTGGATGGCTTCCGCACCCAGGTGGACGTCTACGGCGCCACTGCTGCCAGCACCCGCGCCGCCGCTACGGCCCTGCGTGACGCGCTGGAGGGTGTGGCCTACCTGGTGGCCTACAACGGCGAGAACCGCGACCGAGACACCAAGAATTACCGGGTCAGCTTCGACATCGAGTGGACTGTGCTCCGCTGACCTTTCACCGACTACCCCTCGACCCGCTCCGGCGGGTTTTTTCATGCCCGCAGGAGACGCTCCATGTCCATCAAGACCCAAGGAACCCAGGTCTATGTCCTGGTCCCGCCCGCCAGCGGCACCGGTGCCAACACCGTGCTGGAGATCGAAGGCCTGACCGCCTTCAACCCCGGTGGCTCGCCGGCCGATCAAATCGACACCACCACCCTGAAGGACAAGGCCCGTACCTTCATGAAAGGCCTGCGCACCCCGGGCAGCGCCACTGGCACTGTCCAGGCCGATCCGACCAAGGCCAGCCACGTCCGCCTGGCGCAGCTCGCCGCCGACGATAGCGACGCCAATCTGAAGTTCGCAGTGGGTTTCTCGGACGGTACCGTTCCGCCGACCGTCGCCAGCGGTGGCAGCGACTTCACCCTGCCGACCAGCCGTACCTGGTTCACCTTCGACGGGTACGTCTCTGACTTCCCGTTCGATTTCGCCACCAACACCGTCGTGAGCACCGCTCTGACCATCCAGCGCTCCGGCCCCGGCGCCTGGACGCCCAAGAGCGCCAGCTAAGGAATCGCCATGAAGCTGAAAGACCTGAAAGCCGCCGGCGCCTTTGTCGAAGCGACGCCGGTGAAGAAGACCATCCAGTGGGACCGCGGCCAGCTGGATGCCGAGGAAAAGCCAGTGATCGACGAGTTCACCGTGCTGGTGAAGCGTCAGTCCTTCGGCGTGATCGAGAAGCTCTACGCGCCGGCCGAGGGTGAGGACGAGGCCGCTGTGGCCAAGCGCAGCCGCAACGCCAAGCTGATCAGCGAATGCGTGCTGCTGGGCGAGCAGGGCGACGAGCAAATCCCCTACGAGGACGCTCTGAACCTCGAACCGAACCTGGCCTTCGCGCTGCTCAATGCGGTGCACGAGGTCAACGGCATCGGGAAGGGCGCAGTAAAAAACTGACCCCCGCCGATGAGGTGTGGCACGAGCTTGTGCTGCACGGCATCGGCGGGTGCACGATCCTCGAAGCGAAGGAACGGCTGACCTACGCCGAGGCGATGGACTGGTACGCCTACATTCGCCGGCGCGGCAGCCTGAACCTGGGCAATCGCTTGGAGCACGGCTTCGCCATGCTGGCCACGGTGCTGAGCCGGATCCATGGTGGCGAGGTAGAAATGGAGGCCTTCATGCCATACGAGTCGGCTCTGACCCAGGAGCAGGACGACTGGTCGAGCATCTCCGTCGAGCGGGCGCGGGAGCTATGGCACTGATCGTCGCCGACGCGCAGCGAAGTAGCACCGAAATTTGGTGCTACGCTTCACACTTCACATGGAATTGAGGCGTTATCGCTATGCGCAAGATGGTGGTGTGTGCTGCTCTGATGTTGGCGTTGACCGGCTGTGAGACCAGTCCTGTGTCGCCTGATGCGGCCAAACAAGTTTCGCAGTCGAGCATCTATGCGTTTTCCCGTAAGTCCGGGCCGGATGATGCCAGGATCGTCTTCACCCAGGATTCAGGGATAGCCAGCTGCTTCGGCGCGGGCATGTCCGTTTACCTGGACGGGAAGCTTGCCGCAGAGACCGGCCAGGGCCAGAGCGTGAAGCTTTACCATGCCCCCGGCCCTGCGCAGCTGAGCATCAAGAACAACGCGATGTGCGCCGGTGGCGGCCAGGTAGGCCTGGTCCTGGATCTAAGGCCTGGCTATTCCTACCAGGTGCGAGGGTACCGAGACATGTGGGATAAGCCGCAGCCATTGCTTGGCGATCCAGCCCCATTCAAATATTGAAGTCCCATTTCAAATAACCCGCTCCGGCGGGTTTTTATTGGCTGGAGAAAACATGGCAACCCGCTCCCTCGGCAGTTTGACGCTTGATCTGGTCGCCAAGACCGGCGGCTTCGAGCAGGGCATGGACCGTGCCGCGCGCTCCATGCAGCGGTTCAAGACCGAGACCACCAAGCAGCAGAACGACTTGGAGAAGCTGCTGGGCAGGATCGACCCGGTGGTGGGGCGCCTGGGCGAGCTGGACAAGATGGAGCAGCAGCTGGCCGCCCATCGCAAAGCCAACCGCCTGCCGGCTGATGACTATGCCGAGTACCTGGGCAAGCTCAACGCCATGCGGGACGGCCTGACGGCCACCACCTCGGCGAACGACAAGTACACCATGAGCGCCAAGGCCCAGGCGGCGGCCCTGCGTGGCGTACCAGCGCAATTCACCGACATCGTCGTCAGCCTGCAGGCCGGCCAGCAGCCGCTGACGGTGCTGCTGCAGCAGGGCGGCCAGCTCAAGGATATGTTCGGCGGCATCGGCCCGGCGGCTCGCGCCCTGGGTGGCTACATCGTCGGCATTATCAACCCGGCAACTCTGCTCGCGGCGGTGGTCGGCGCACTGGCGCTGGCCTACAAGCAGGGCAGCGCTGAGCAAGACGCCTTCCGTGTGGCCTTGGTCTCCACCGGCAACCTGGCCGGCAAGAACACCGGACAGATGGCTGACCTGGCCAAAGAGGTCAGTGGCGTGACCGGTACCACCGGCGCCGCCGCCGACGCTCTTGCGCAGTTGGTGGCCACCGGTTCGCTGACCAGCGATCAGTTCAAGGACATGGCGATCGCCGCCGTGGCCTGGGAGTCCGCTACCGGGAAGGCCGTGGCCGACACCGTTGCCGAATTCAAGCGGCTGGCCGACGAACCTACCAAGGCTTCGGCCGCCCTGAATGAGCAATACAACTACCTCACGGCCGCGGTTTACCAGCAGATCCAGGCGCTGGAAGAGCAGGGCAACAAGACGGCTGCCGCCAATCTGGCCGAGGCAACCTATGCCGGTGCCCTTCAAGAGCGCGCCAAAGGCATCAAGGAAAACCTCGGCACCATCGAGGCGGCCTGGAAAGGCATCACCAGCACAGCCAAGTCGGCCTGGGATGCGATGCTCGACATCGGGCGCGAGAAGTCGCTGCAGCAGGAGATCACCCAGCTCAGCGAATTCATCGAGAAGCGCCAGAAGCTCGGCGGCTACGACAACACGGCGTACCAGGCAAAGCTGGATCTGCTGATCAAGCAGAGAGACGCGGCTAATGCCGAGTCGAAGGCGCAGGGCGAGTCTGCGGAAACAGAGCGCAACGCCATCCAGGCGGTTAACACGCTACACCAGAGCTACCTCTCCAACCTCGACAAGGAAGGAAAGAAAAAGCTCGAGATTCAGAAGCTCGACCAGGCACGCATCCAGGCCCTGAAGGGAGCGAATGTCGATACCGCGGCGATTGAGCGCGATTACGCCGCTGCGCGCGCGGGTATTGAGGACAAGTACAAGGAGAAGGCGGCCCCTCGGGCCAAGGCCTACACCGACGACGAAGCCACGCGAACTCTTCTGGCCCTGCGTCAGCAGCAGAGCAGCCTGGAAGAGCAGCTATCCAGCACCACCAAACTGACCGGCGCCCAGCAGAAGCTGGTGCAGTTCGAGCAGCAAATTGCTGACCTGAAGACCAAGCAGACGCTGACGGCTGATCAGCAGAGCCTGCTGGCCAGCCAGGACCAGATCAAGGCCCAGCTGCAGAAAAATGCCGCTATCGAACAGGAGATCGCCCAGAAGCAAGAGCTGCAGAAGCTCACTGAGCGCGCGGCCCAACTGGATGCGTCCATTGCCAGCTCTCTGGCCTCGCAGCAGGAGCAATACGGCCGCCAGCTTGACGGTGCTGGACTAGGTGACCAATACCGGGAGCGCCTGAACCAGCAGAAGTCGATCTATCGCGAATTCCAGCGGTACCAGGAGCAGCTGGACAAAGCCACACCCAAGGATCTTCTCGGGTCCGACGAGTACCGAGAGGCCAGCGCGAAAATTGAGCTGGGTCTACAAGAGGCGATCCGGAATCAGCAGGACTACTACGAAAAATCCGACAAGCTGGCTCAGGACTGGACGGTCGGCGCAGGCGATGCCTGGAACAACTACATGGATCAAACGGGCAATGTCGCCAAGCAGACGCAGAGCCTGTTCGAAAATGCGTTCAAAGGGTCGGAGGACGCGCTGACCAACTTCGTCAAGACTGGCAAGTTGAGCGTGAAAGACCTCGCGGACTCAATAATCAGCGATCTGATCCGGATCCAGGTCAGAGAGGCTCTGGTTTCCACTATCTCTTCTGCGAAGAGCTCTGAAGCAGGACAGTCACTGATTGCCTACTTCAGCAAGACCCAGGCAATGGGCGGCGCTTGGGCGAACGGCATACAAATGTTCGCTAACGGCGGAGCCTTCACCAACCAAGTGGTTGCGACGCCCACCGCCTTCGCGCACAGCGGCGGCCTGGGTCTGATGGGGGAGGCAGGGCCGGAGGCGATCATGCCACTGACGCGAGCTGCGGATGGCTCTCTTGGCGTCCGGGCACTTGCCGGCGGTCAGTCGGGCAGTGCAGCGATACCTACAGCCGCCGGCGGAGCATCAATCAGCGTCCCCATCCAGGTCATGGGCACCGCCGACGAGGCGACCATGCAGCGCATCAGACAGGCGGCGGAAGAGGGCGCGCGGGCCGGCTACCAGCTGGCGGTCCAGGACGTGAAGCGCAACGGGCCGTTAATGCAGATGATCCGCAAGCAGAAGTAACGCCGCTCCCCGCGCAGGCGGGCATCAATCTCTGGAGACACCATGGCTATCGAATGGCCCGCCAGCCTCACGCCTCGGGAAATGACCTGGGGCATCGTCTACAACAATCGGGCCTTCACCTCCTCGCTGTCGAACGCACAACAGCTGGTTGGTTACCCGGGCGCCTATTGGCAGTGCCAGCTCAGCTTCCCAGCGCTATTCGGCGCCGACGAGCGCGAGCTGACCTCAATGCTGGGCCGCCTGCAGGGCATGTTCGGCACCGTGAAGATCCCCGCATTCACCCGCAGCCGGGCGGACAACATCGGCGCGCCGAAGGTGGTACAGGCCAGCGCCCAGGCGTCCTTCATGCAGCTCAGCGGCGTGACAGCCAGCGCCAAGGTCTTCAGCCGCGGCGACTACATCACCGTGGCCGACGAGATGTTCGAGGTGGTGGACGATGCCACGTCGAACGCCAGCGGCCTGGTGACGCTGAACCTGAACAAGCGGATCCGCCGGGCGATCGCCGCCGGTACCGCCGTGGAGTACCGCAACCCCTACGCCGTAATGCGCCGGGCCGACGACACCCACCAAATCAGCATCCAGCCGATCGTGGCCAACGCCAACCTGGCATTCCGGGAGGCCTTTTGATGGCGTCCATGTTCCCCTTCAGTCAGCGCGTGATCGACATCATCGCTCAGGGCAACTTCCTGGCGGTCATGGCGGTGCAGCTGGATTTCCCGGACGGGATGGTTTTCGCCCACACCGGAACCGGTGACCTGGTGATCGACGGCATCACCTACACGGGAGTCGGCCAGTTCGGCGAGGTCGGCCAGGCCCAGGAGAGCAGCAACAGCGGCTCGCCCATGTCTATCGACCTGACCCTGAACGGCCTCGACAGCACCATCATCCAGGAGACCAGCGTGAAGGGCTGCCGGGGGCGCCAAGGCAAGCTGATGTTCGTGGTCTTCAACCAGGCCGGCGAGTACGCCGCTGACATCCTGTTCTCCGGGCGGATGGACGCGGCCCAGCTGTCCTACGCCGGCAATGGGGAGGACGGCAACAAGATCACCGTCCCGCTGATCGACCGGATGGCCGAGTGGAACCGCACCGGCACCGAGCGCTGGACGGACGAGAACCACCGCGCGCGCCACCAGGGCGACCGCTTCTTCTACGCCGTGGCGCAGATGTCCGAGTGGCCCATCTACTGGGGCGCCAGCAAGGACGCGCCGCCCTTCACCTACGAGTAACCCGATGCGCTACCGCGACTGGACCACCCGACTGAACGACACGATCAAGGCCGCCTCCGAGCGGCCTTTTTCATGGGGCGAGTTCGACTGCTGCCTATTCGCCGCCGACTGCGCCCTGGCGGTGTGCGGCGTGGACCCGGCGGCCGACTACCGCGGCCAGTACGACAGCGAGGCCTCGGCCAAGCGGGCGCTGAGCAAGCGGCACGGCAGCCTGGAGGCGGCCTGGGATGCCTGCTTCGCCCGGGTGAACCCGGCGTTCATCCAGCGCGGCGACGTAGCGCTGTACCAGGGCCCGAATGGGCGTGGGGTGGCGGTGTATTGGGCCGGCGAGTTCTGGACATCGGTCGAGATCGGCGCCGCGCGCGTCGAGTGTGAGCCTGAAGTGGTTTGGAGAGTTGAATGAGCAAGGGCGTCGGTAAGATCGGCCAGGTCGCCATTGGCGCCGTCGTCGGCTTCATGCAGGGCGGCCCCTGGGGTGCTGTGATCGGCGCCGGCCTGGCGCTGTACTCGGCCAACCAGCAGGAGAAGCTGGCGGCCAAGTCCAATCTGCGCGAGAGCGAACCGTCTGCCCAGACTGTGCGCTCGAGCAAGGCGCCGGCGCGCTACATCCTCGGCCGCGTGAGCACCGGCGGCGTGCTGGCCTGGGCCCAGGAGCAGGGCGGCGCTGATGCCGATGGCGAGTGGCTGCACCTGGTCTACGTGCTGTCCGAGGGCGAGATCGACGGCCTGGAGAGCATCACCCTGGGCGAGGAGGACATCGCTACCTTCGGCGATCAGGCCAGCTACGAGCTGATCGTCAACCCGACCCAGGTCAACACCTTCCTCAAGACCTACTGCCCGGACTGGAAGGACTCCCAGATCGGCCGCGGGCTGAGCTTCGTGCGCCTGTCGCTGCGCTACAGCGCCGAGAAATTCCCCAGCGGCCTACCGGATGTGCGCTTCGTCGTGCGCGGTCGCCGCGACATCTACGACCCGCGCTCGGGCGCCAGCATCTACACCGAGAACAACGCGCTCCACATCCTCTGGTTCCTGCGCAATCGCTGCCATGTGCCAGACGACGAGATCGTGTTCGAGACCTTTGCCAGCGCGGCCAACGTCTGCGACGAGTTCACCTCGAACCCGGACGGCACCGGCAGCCCGCGCTATCGGACCGGCTGCGTCATCGGCGCCGACGAGTCGCGCACCCAGGTGCTGCAGAAGCTCGAGGCCTCGTGCGCCGGTCAGCTGATCCGCGTCGGCGGCCGCTGGATGCTGCAGGCGGGCGCCTACTACGGCCCGGCCGACTTCACCATCACCGAGGACATGGTGATCGGGACTGTTACCGGCACCACCGAGCCGAGCAACGACGCGGTGATCAACACCGTGCGCGGCACCTTCATGGATCCCAAGCAGTCCTGGACCGAGACCGACTACCCTGAGGTGGTGGTGGCCGAGTGGGTGCTGGAGGACGGCGGCGAGGCGGCGGAGACCCTGACCTTCTCCTACGTCAACGATCCCTACCAGGCCCAGCGCCTGGCGAACATCGAGCTACGCCGGCGCCGGGCGGGCGGCACAATCAGCCTGCCCATGAACTTCGCCGGCTACAACTGCCGCCCGGGGCGGGTAGTGCGCCTGGATCTTCCGTCGCTGAACATGTCGGGCGAGTTCATCGTCACCGACTGGAGCATGGGCACCCAGGAAGCCTGCACCGTTTCCCTGCAGCAGTACGAGCCGGCGATCTTCGACGACGCTGTGGGCAAGCCCTACAACCCGATCGGCTTCATCAACCTGCCGGCCGGTGGCCTGGGCTCGCCGACCGACCTGAAGTGGACGCCGGATGCCACCGCCGAGGTGGTGCAGGGGGTTCTCAGCTGGACCCGTCCGGCCGGCATCGTCAGCGGCTACGCCGTCACCGTTCGCCAAGGCACGGCCGTGGTGCAGGCGCAGCAGCTGCCTGAGACGGCCGTGGCCTGCCCGCTGAGCGGCTTGCCCTCGGGCAACTACGTCATGTCGGTGGCGGCGATAGGCCCGCTGGCCCGCTCGGGCGAGGTGAGCATCACCGTGAGCATCGGCGGTCCGCCGATCCCTGAGTCCGTGTCGGTCCAGTCGTCCATTGATTCCATCACCCTGGTGCCGCGCAACAGCGCCGGCCTGAACGGCGGCGACTACGAGTTCTATTTCAGCACCAACCCCCAGGCGACCGAGCGTGACGGCCAGTATCTGGGCCGCGGCATGACCTTCACCCACACCGGGCTGGCGTTCTCGACGGCTTACGCCTACTTCGTGCGGTCGCGCAACGCCTACGGCACCAGCGCCTTCCTGAAGATCATCGCCTATACCTCGAACGACGTGTCGGCCTACCTGGCGGCGCTGAGCGGGCAGATTTCCAAATCGGAGCTGGGGAAGGAGCTCGTCGACGAGATCGACAAGATCCCGGCCATTGAGTCGGACCTGGCCAAGGAGCGTAGCGACCGCGCTGCTGCCATCGTGGCCGAGCAGCAAGACCGGACCGCAGCCCTGCAGCAGGAGGCCCAGGCCCGCGCCGATGGGCTGGCGGCCGAGGCCTCCGCCCGCAACCAGGCGCTGATCAACGAGGCGACCATCCGCCAGTCTGCCGATGAGCAGATGTCAAGCCGCATCCAGGGCGTCTACGCCCAGGTCAATCCGCCCATGGCAGGCGGCGGCTGGGCGGCGGGATCGACGGCGACCTATGCCGGGGTCTGGTCCGAGCAGTTTGCCCGGGCCCAGGGCGATGCCGCCGAGGCGCTGGCGCGGGACACCCTGTCTGCGCAGCTGCGCGGCGGCTATACCGGCACCGATCCCAACCAGGTGACCTCAGGCCTGATCTACCAGGAGCGCCGCATTCGCCTTACCGCGGAGCAGGCGCTGTCCCAGCAGATCAGCTTGGTGTCTGCCGGGGTAGGGGAGCAGTTCGACTCCGGCGTCATCTGGTACTTCGACACCGGTATCGAGGGCTGGACCGGCAATGGCACGCCTACCGCGGCGGGTGGCTTCTTGCGCCCGGCCAATGCGGCGCTGGCCAGCGTTTACAGCCCGGCAGGCCTGGCCGTGAATGCCGACACCTACCGGCAGGTGCGCTTCCGGATCCGACGGACCGGCAACCCATCCTGGAATGGCCGTCTGTACTGGGGCGACAACTGGGCCAACTCGATGGCGATCGACGCGCCGACGTTCGACGCCAATGGCATCTCTACCGTCATCCTGAACCTATCCTGGGCCGGAACGGTGGGCCAGATCCGCCTGGACCTGGGCAGCCAGGGCAATGCCGACTTCTACGAACTGGACTGGGTGGCCATCGGTCGCGCATCGCCAGGCGCCAGCTACGCCGCACTCACGGCCGAGCAGACCACGCGGGCAACCGCCGACCAGGCCCTGGCGCAGGACATCAGCACCCTGACCGCGCGTGTCAGCGATCCGAAGACGGGCAACACGGCGCTATCGTCGGCTGTGGACAACCTCACCGGTCGCGCGGACAACACCGAGGCTGGGCTTTCGGCGGTCACCACCCGGGTGATCGGCATCTATGCCCAGGTGAACCCGCCGCTCGCCGGCGCCAATGACTGGTATGCCGGATCGCCAACGGTGCTGGCCGGGGTCTACAGCGAGCAGTTCGCCCGCGCCGAGGCTGACAACGCCCTGGGCAAACGGATCGACACGGTCACCGCTACGGCGGCCGGCAGCGCAGCGGCCATCACCGCCGAGCAGATCGCCCGGGCCAACGCCGATGGCGCCCTGGGGCAGCGGATCGACACGGTGCAGGCCGCCACGGGCGACAACAAGGCGCTGATCCAGGCCGAGCAGACTGCGCGGAGCAACGCCGACTCGGCGCTGGCCAACCGCATCGACACTGTCCAGGCCACGGCCAACAACGCCGCGGCACTGGTGCAGTCGGAGCAGACAGCCCGCGTCGACGCTGACAGCGCGCTCGGCAAGCGGATCGACACCACCCAGGCTTCGCTCGGGGATACCAACGCCAGCGTTCAGCAGATCAGCAAGGCACAGGTCGCCACAGACGGGAAGGTCTCGTCGACCTGGGCGGTCAAGCTGGGGGTGACGCAGGACGGCACCTACTACATGGCCGGCATCGGCGTGGGTATCGAGGGCAATGGCGGCAGCGCCAACCTGCAGTCGCAGGTCGTGGTGGCCGCTGACCGGTTCTCGGTGGTGGGTCCTGGCATTGGCACCAAGTCGTTCTTCAGCGTGGTCGACGGCAAGACGTACATCGACACGGCCTTCATCAACAAGGCCTACATCGTGAACGCCTTCATCGGGCAAACGCTGCAGTCGCAGCGCCTCACCGGCTACGGCCAGCCCGTGCTGACCATCGACTTCAACCGCGGCGCGGTCACGATCCGGGACTGGTCGGAGAACGGCGCTTACACCAACCAGGACGAGAACGGCTTTTCCATGGTGGCCGGCGGTGTCGAGCTGGTAAAAATCGGGAGACTCAGCTGATGGCTGCAGGTGCAGTAAGGCTGCGCGATGAGCAGGGGCGGATGATCTTCGATTCGGAGAGCTTCTCGAACCGGGTCGTCTACTACGAGCGGTTGCAGATGAGCTTCGGCACTGATGTGACCCGCACCATTCCAGATCTGGGGGACATGAGCATGATCTGGGTCGAGGCTGAGGGCGCCTTGCCACCGTACTCGGTGAATGGCAACACGGTCTATGTGAAGGGTATCGGCTCGGCGCCGACCCAGGTGACCATCATGGCGATGTCGTTCGGATGAGCAGCTTCGGAGTTCGTATTCAGGGCAGCTCGCGGCAGTTGATCCTGGACCAACAGAACGGGGTCCTGCACGTTGTGCGCCGCGGGACGTTCAACATCGACTCAGGCGCCACGGGCGGCCGGATGTATGTCGGCTTCTCCTCTGCGATCCAGACCCAGGAGAAGCCGCACGTCTTCGCCCAGATCAGGCCGTTCGCCGGGCCGAGCGGTGCCGTGCTGCTGGCGTATGACGTGCGGATGGAGGGCGGGCCTGGCAACTGGACGGGCTTCAGCTTCGCTGCTCTGGGCAATGTCAACGGCACCACCAGCTGGCGCTACGTGGCCAGCCTATCCAATCCGCCGGCGTCTTCGGCGCGGTTCGGCATGCGCCTGCGGCGCCAGTCTGACAACCAGGTGTTGTTCGATACAGGCTACCCGTGCATGCGGTACCTGTTCGCCACCCGGGCCTGGAACGTCTCGAACCGGCGCGAGGGGGCAACCCGCTACTGGGCTTGGGACACGGCTGTGGCTTACAGCGTGCGGGCCGACGCCTATGTGATGCTGAACACCATCGTGACGCCCACGGACGGCATCGCCGGCTTCGACGCGGTGTACGTGCCCGCGCTCTACGTCTACCAGAACCGGGCCCGCTTCACGATGCAGATCACCGGCGAGAACGGCTCGAACCCCAACTACATTCAGCCCGTGATCTACGCGATGCCCACCGACGAGTGGTGACCACCTTCTGACCCCACAGCCCGCCGCGCGCGGGCTTTTTCATGCCTGGAGAAATCATGGCACTACAGCAAGTCAACTTCGGCTCGGCCAGCGATGGCAGCCAGGGCGATACCGCGCGCGCGGCATTCGGGAAGATCAACCAGAACTTCAGCGACACGACTAACGCGGCAAGCCGCCTGGTCGGTACCGCCAACGGTCAAGTGATGGAGGTCGGGGCCTTCGGCTTTGGCAAGAACGCCGACTGGCGCAGCACCAGCTTCGGTAAGGCTGCGGCGACGCCTACCGATGTTGTCGGGTTTGGAATCAGGAATGGTCTTGCGGAGGGTGGCCCGAATGGCCTGGCAATCCCCGGCCTCACTGGCACGTCCTACGGTTGCCTGACCTACGACGTTCAGTGGCAGGACACTTCCGCGCTTCCGGCTATAACCCGACAATTCAAGATTGGCGATCGTATCTTCATCTCGTCGGGCGCCTCGGCGACTACCTGGACTGACTGGAAAGAGCTAGTCAATACAGCAAACCCAACCGTGAGCGGAGTGTTGGGGGTCATTTCAGCTACCGGAAACGCTGGCCTACGCCTGGGCCGGCAAAACGGGACTGCTTCCACCCCGTATTTTGATGTCGTTTCAGGCGGCAACAATATCGGCTACGACTTTCGAACCATCTGGAAAGGCGGAAGCCCCTCCAACACCACCTCCGGCACCGGGCAGATGAGTCTGCTTGGAGTGGTTGCGATCGGCACCGAAAGCCAGAACAACAGCGACCGTTTGACCGTATCTGGCTCGCTTTCAGCCTCCGGCCCGGTCCGGGTAGGGCAATACACCCTGGCCAGCCTGCCCAGCGCCTCGGCTTTTTCTGGCTACGAGATCGACGTAACCGACGCCGCCGGCGGCGCCAAGCGCTGCCGCAGCGATGGCACCAACTGGAAAATCATCAACACCACTACCACGGTATCCTGACTATGGCCCTGTCCGAACGCACTCGCCCCTACGAAACCCTCATCCGTCACAACGCCAACGGCACCATCGGCGCCCATCACGTGCAGATCACCGAGATCCTGCGGGATAAGGTCATCATCAGCGCCTCGATCGGTGAGGCGATGCCGCTGGCGGTCGCTGAGGGCCAGAACGGGCTGAAGCTGTCTGACGTCATCGGCGAGGCCGCTGCCGCAGCGCTCACCCAGGCGGAGACCCTGCAGGTCCAAGTGGCAACGCTGACCACCGAGCGCGATGGTCTCGCCCAGCAGGTGCAACAGGGCGCCGGCTTGGCCGATCAGGTGCAGGTACTCCAGCAGCAACTGGAGACCACCCAACGTGCCAGCACCGAGGCCAGTTCAGCGCTGCAGGTGGAGAAGGAAGCGAACTCGTCTCTCCGCTCCCAAGTGGCCCTGCTACAGCAGCAGCTGAATGCTGTGATCGGCCTGAACCAGTCCAGCCCTTCTGCTTGAGGATCTCGCCATGCGCTATGCCGTTCTTGCACCGTTCTACAACCCCGATGGATCGATGGAGTTCGCCACCGAGGAAGAGGCCGAGGCCAAGGCCATGGAGCTGCTCAGCGGCAACCCGGCCCTGCAGGTTCGCACGGCTCAGCTGCTGAAGAGCTTCAGCGCCGAGGTGAAGATCAGCGCTGCCGCCATCAAGGCTGATCCCGCCAGCTGATCCTCACGAGCGTGAGGAATAGCGCCCAGAAGCGCTGACATCCTGCCGCAATCCTCACGATCATGAGGGCAAACAACCCGCCAAGCGCGGGTATTTTTTCGCCTGGAGAAAGCCATGGCTCTCGACACCATCCAGACCGGCGCCATTGCTCCGGCCTTTGCGCTGCTGCCTGCCAAGATGGCCGGCAAGCGCGCTACCGTAATGCTGCTGGGCATCGGCTTGCAGGAATCTCGCCTCCAGTTCCGGCGCCAGATCGGCGGCCCGGCCCGGGGGCTGTGGCAGTTCGAGCAGGCCGGTGGCGTCCGCGGCGTGCTGACCCATCCCGCCAGCCGGCCGCACGCGCTGGAGGTCTGTGCTGCTCGTGACGTGGAACCCACCGCACCGGCGGTCTATGAGGCATTGGAGCGCGACGACGTCTTGGCTGCCGCCTTCGCCCGGCTACTGCTATGGACCGATCCCAAGCCGCTGCCGGCCCTGGGCCAGGTGCAGGAAGCCTGGGACCTCTACGCACGCGTCTGGCGCCCGGGCAAGCCGCACCCGCAGACCTGGGAGGCGATCTACGCCCAGGCCCTGGCCGCGGTGCAGTGATGGTCGTGCTCGAGCAGTACAGGGCGGCCGTGCTCGCGGTCGCCGCAGTCGTGGTGCTCGTCCTGGGCGCGCTGGCAGGTGCCGGCACCGCCTACTGGCTCACCGCCGATCACTACCGACCCGTCGTCGCGAAGCTGCAGGACCAGATGACGGCCTCGGCCAGCACCCTGGCGTCCTGCCGGATCACCAGCAGCACGCTGGAAGGGCAGGTCGGGCAGCAGAACCAGGCCCTAGCCGATCTGCGCCTGGCCGCCGAAAAGCGCTCCAAGAATACCGAGCCGATCCAGCAGCAGGCCGCCAAGGCCGCCGGCGAGGACTACCAGGCAGCCAACCGCCTGCAACAGGAGCGCACCGGAGGCGACCCGGCGGCAGCCGCCGCGGCCATCATCGACAAGGAGTTGGGCCTATGACTGGACATGCAAGGCACCCTGGTGGTGTGCTGCTGGAAAACCAGCGATTTTTCGCCATCAATATAGCCTCTAGACCAGCAACGGCGCGGGTTTCGGCCTTTCTAATGCTGGTGGTCTTCCTGGTGCTGGCGGGGTGCGCTGGCCATCCCATTGCCGAGCCTGAGCCGCGCGTGGTGCGCGTAGAGGTGCCGGTCCAGGTGCCGTGTCGGGTGAAGGCGCCGGCGGTACCGGCCTGGGCGGCGGAGGGGCTGCGCAAGGAAGACAGCCTGGAGGTGAAGGTGCGCGCGCTGCTGGCTGAGCGCCGGCAGCGGATCGGCTACGAGAGGGAGCTGGTGGCGGCGGTGTTGAGCTGTCAGTAG